ATAACACCGTGGAACTCTGAGTACTTTTTCTTGAAAAACTTGAGTGGGCATTTTTTATCGCGGTTGAATTCGATACACGGTTCTGACAGGAACGATTCCAATGGGCTACAAGAGGTGGCGAGCTGGCGCTGAACATCGATAAAGTATTTGGGAACGATGTTCCAGATATCCTTTTCCGGCCACTTCTGTGCAAACTCTAGATACGCGCGAACGCATTTTTGTAAAATGCGTGGAAGTTCACATTCCAGTTTAGCGTCGAGAGTAGGATCCGCTTCACGAACCTGTTTCGTAAAGTCTGCAGTCAGTACACGTCGTAGAATACTACCAGAGTTGTCACGCCAGTTGGGTACTTCATTACCACCGAGAATACCGGGAACGGTCCACTCAAACGATTTAGCCTTCTCGTGTTTCACTGCGATCGAAACGTCTTCACCGCTCACGATCGACTGAAACTCAGCCTGTTCCAGTGCGAGGTCTCCCTTGATTTCGGGTGCGATGAACATAAACCCATCCATGATTGCAGATAAACCAAACTTTCGCTCAACATTATTCGAAAGTGTTTTCACGTCTTCGGTGCAATAGAACTTCCGGAACACTTTCGTGATAAGAGTTGATTTACCTGAACGCGCAACCCCCTTGAGGAAAGGGATACACTGCCATTTATCAATTTCATTCACATCAAAGCACAAACGACCACCCATAGCAAAAATCCATTCGCACACATCTTTGTTAAATTTCTGATAGTTTAATACCGAGTCGAAAAACGGTGTCGGGATGTCACGCCAGTCAGTGTCCGTATAATCTGGAAACTCCTGATCGAAATACTTAGAACTCACGATAGTCTGATCTAAATTCTTAAATTCGTTCGATTCGTATGTGTAAAAACACGCACGCCAATGCGGGGTTAGAATATCAGATTTTTCACTATCAAAGTTCTTCCCGATGAATATACCGTTTTTAAAAGACCACACATGACGGTTCTTCTGTATTTCCGGGAATTGCATGTCTTTTATATTTTTTAAGTATTTAATGAGATCGTTGTGACCGGGTGCGCGTGCGGTTAAGTTTTTCCATAATTCAAATTGTATTTCCTTTTTTGCCACGCCGTATACGTATTCGTCGATCGTCTCGATCGGTTTCCACGCGCGCGTGAGTGCCCCTTCAGTTGTTTTAATTTGTACACAGCATTGCCCCTTGTACCTCTTGATCTGTCTTTGGTATAGATCCTTTAGTGTTTGTAATACAGCCTGTTGAAATGGGTTGAGTTCTTCTATATTATTGATAGTAGACATTCTGAAAATCGAGGGGTCAGTTTCGGGGTTGATTGGGACGTATGTGGGGTTGTTCATACGTTCACTTATGCGAGCGTGTCGAAATACAATTTGCCATGCATCGTCTACTTGATCCAGGAGGCGGTTGATGCGAACGGATATCTTCATATCGTTGTCATCTTCAATATCCATCATATTAAGAGTGTCTGATCTGTGATAGAGCTCACACAAACGTTCATTCATTCGTTTGACTTTAGATTCAACACGTGTAATATCAATGGATACTGGTAAACCGTCTTCTGTCAGTTCATCTTTTGTAAAAAAGTTTTCATAGCCGATACGATAGGATAAGTATATGTCGTCACGGTCGTTAATTTTCCACATATCTTCCAGTTGGACGAGAAATTTCATGACATCGTCATGAGAAAAAGTCTGGATCTGATTAGTCCACATGGCACTCGCCGCATCGTCACGATTAGACGTCTCGTCGATAAAATGTGTAATAGCCTCAGTCATTTTCTAATTATAGGTTTCTTTTTTTAAGCGGTGTTATTCTTCTGAAGAGATGATAAAAGTTTTACAAGAATCTTATTCTGAATTTCCATTTGACGACCCAAATTTACGATGGCCGTGCAAACTGTATCCCCGTCTTGTGTGGTGAGAACGGATCCGAGCATGGCTTCCATCGGACTCATCATATCATCTTCATCTTCATCTTCATATTGTGTAAGATCTACCTGATCGATATCATCAGGCTGAGATTCATTTTCATATTCTGAACCAGATTCAGATTGGTATTCGGCACTAGGCTCAGCTTCAATTTCGGAAGGGGGTTGATCGGACATTTATGTAAGGCGAGGAAAAATGGTGCCGAGTTTTTCGCGGCTGAAATAAAATGTTGGTATATAGTACAACAACTCAAAATGGCCGGTGGTCTCATGCAACTCGTCGCTTACGGCGCCCAAGACGTCTACCTTACCGGAAACCCTAAGGTAACTTTTTTCCAGGCGGTCTACCGCCGCCACACTAACTTCGCCATGGAGAACATCGAGCAGACCGTCAACGGTTCCGCTGGTTCCTCCGGACGCGTGTCCGTGACTATCGCCCGTAACGGTGATCTCGTTAACGACATGTACATCGAACTCAAGGCGCCGGCTTCCGTCGCCTCCGGTACCGGCACCGCAGGCGTTGACGCCTGTTGGTTGGCTGAGCGTTCCATCAAGGATGTTGAGCTTTCCATCGGTGGTCAGCGCATCGACAAGCACTACCAGAAGTGGTGGCGTTTGTACTCGGAGCTTTACTTGGACGAGTCCAAGAAGGCTTCTTGGGGTAAGATGACCACTGGGCAAGCCGGTGAGCAAGTGTTCCTGCCTCTGATCTTCTTCTTCAACCGCAACCCCGGTTTGGCGCTTCCCCTGATTGCCCTGCAATACCACGAAGTCCGTCTGGATTTCGATCTGTCTGCCGATTTCGACTCTTACGCTGATACTTCCAAGACCTTCAAGGTGTGGGCCAACTACATCTACCTGGACACGGAAGAACGAAGGCGATTCGCCCAGAAGGGTCACGAATACCTGATCGAGCAGGTTCAGCACACTGGCGTTGACACTGTTACCGCTGCCGCCTCCGGTGTTGGCAAGACCAAGCAGGTCCGCCTCTCGTACAACCACCCCGTCAAGGAGTTGGTCTGGTGCCTCTCCGCGAACGATGACCGTCAGGGTCTCTGGAACTTCACGTCGAAGTCTGCCGATACCGAGATCATCCTCGAGTCCGACCCTACCGCGATCGCGGATTCCAACGCGTTCATCACGACGTCCGTGTCGGGTGCCCCTCTCCTTAAGGTGGGTACCGGTGGTACACTCGCCGCGAACAAGTTCACGGAAGAGAATGTCGGTACCGTCGGTCAGATGAAGCTCGTGCTCAACGGCCAAGACCGCTTCAAGGAGCAGTCCGGTAAGTACTTCAACCAAGTGCAAGCCTTCAACCATCACTCCGGCTCCCCCTACGCTGGTATCTACTCGTACTCTTTCGCGCTCAAGCCCGAAGAGCACCAACCTACCGGTACATGCAACTTCTCGCGCATCGATAACGCGCAAGTGTCCATCACCACTGCCGGCACCAACGAGACCGCGACGAACCTCAACATGTTCGCTGTCAACTACAACGTCCTCCGCATTCAAAGCGGAATGGGCGGTTTGGCTTTCAGCAACTAAGTATCAAATATTCGTTTGATAGTAAAAAATATATAAAACAATCATTTTTAAATTGCACGGATAATGCTATTTAAAAACGAAACTCCATGGTCAAATACCATGTCCACCCTTGCCACTTGTCATATTAAGTCTCCCATTGTACCACGAACTCTTCTAATCAAGAAAAAGTCTCGTATCGCTGTTCGTGCGAACTATAAAGTTACGTTGATTACACCCGGTGGTGATGAAACGTTTGAATGTGACGGTGATACGTATATTCTAGACGCTGCGGAACAAGAAGGACTCAATCTTCCGTATTCGTGTCGCGAGGGTACGTGTTCTACTTGTGCAGCGAGATTGGTGTGGGGTTATATTGATCAAAGTGATCAATCTTTCCTTAGTGAGGAACAGGTAGAAGCGAACTATGTGATGTTATGTGTGGCTTACCCGAAAGATGATTGTAAACTTAAAATCGAAGTTGAAGATGAACTCTTCTAGATCTATCTTAAAAGATACACTTGTTATAAGAATATATGTTAGCTCTGGGTCAAACCCCGGTATGTTTTTCTATTATTCGACGACGGACGTATCGACAACGAAAAAGTGCCGCGAAAAAACCCTGTATGAAAAATGCCGATGTATTAGACTGTGCGATACGTCACAGACGTTGTGATTTTTGCCCATTTAATGATTTTTTCAAACCTCAAAACATAATTAAATACACCCCTCCAGATATAGACAATGATTAAGAAACTATTTGGATTACTATTTAAAGTTGATAAACCTGTATTGGGGCGGTGGTCGTTGAAGTCGTGCGACGAAATTTCAACTTCTATAAACTCTATCTATCAGAATAGGGACCACTGCGGGGATACTATATGTAAAACACCTAAGAAAGCTTCAACGTACAGTGATATAAAAGAGAAGCAGGTTAAATGAGTATGTATGAGGTCTACACTGATGGAAGTTGTCTCGGTAATCCTGGACACGGTGGTTGGGGTGTGGTTAGTGATAACTTTAAACTCAGTGGTGGACAGCTTACTACCACAAATAACCAGATGGAGATGACCGCAATTTTGAAAGCGCTTGAAGGGTGTTTGGAAAGAAACATTCTTGAAGTTCGAGTGTTCACTGATAGTAACTACGTTAAGAATGGTATTACATCGTGGATTATAAATTGGAAAAGGAATGGGTGGAGAACAGCTGCCGGGAGTGCAGTAAAGAATAAGGAATTGTGGGTTGCGATCGATGAAGTGCGTAATAAATTGAACCTCGTTGAATGGAGATGGGTCAAAGCGCATAACGGAAACCCCAAAAATGAGGAAGTCAGATCGGAAGAGCACAC